TATTACGTCATCAGTGCTACAGCTAACACGTTCCAGATTTCGGCAACTTCTGGTGGCTCCGCTGTCGCGCTGACGAATGATGGCTCCGCCACCCTGCTGCCTTACAAGATCGCCACAGTGACGATTACACCGCAAGCGGCAAACAACCTGACCAGCGTCAACTTCTTGGTGAAACACAACCAGACCTCGTTAGTCAGCGGGTACGCAACGGGTTGGTTGGACGTTGCAATAGCTGCTCCGAGCTGCACATCGGTAACATTTGGAGGAACTGTGGCAGACGTGCGCCACGCTTATTTAGAGCGCGTGCGGTTAAACCAACTTGGCAGCATCACATCTTTTGCGAACTTATTTCGACTAACATGCCGCGACCTACAAAACGTTGTTATTGCCAATACGATCACGACAGTGACAAGCATGTCCAGTATGTTTAACGGCTGCGTTGCACTTACTACAGTGCCGCTGTTTACCACTGCGTCCGTTACAGTTATGACTAACATGTTCAATCTTTGCTCCGCACTTACTACAGTACCGTTGTTTAACACTGCGGCTGTAACAGAGATGAATGGTATGTTTAACGGCTGCGCCGCACTTACTACAGTACCGTTGTTTAACACTGCCCTTGTCACAAACATTAGCACCATGCTTTCAAACTGTGTTCGGCTTACTTCAGTACCGCTATTTAACACTGTTTCTGTCACAAATATGCAAGAGATGTTTATAAACGATACTCTTCTTACTACAGTACCGCTATTTAACACTGCCGCTGTCACAAACATGCTAGGTATGTTTAACACATGTACGTCACTCACTACAGTCCCACTTTTTAATACTGCTGCCGTGACAACCATGGCCAACATGTTTAGCACATGTACGTCACTTGCTACAGTCCCAGCTCTTGTCACGACTGCGGTAACAACTTTTACTAATATGTTTGCAAGCTGCAACTCACTCGCTCGCATCCAAGCCAAAGACTTCCGCTTTACGTTCTCGGTGGCAAACAACAAACTTTCAGCCACAGCACTTGATGAGATTTATACGAACCTCCCTGTCGCTGTCGGACAGACAATCACCGTCACAGGCAACTACGGGACGGCATCAGATACACCAGTAATCGCAACAGCTAAAGGATGGACGGTGACGGGATGAGCGATGGGTTTTACAAACTGGGTGGCGATCTGCTCCACGGGCCAAACTTTGTCCTCAACGCCAACTACGAACTAAGGCGCGAAACAAAAGACCAGCACGTCTATCCCGCAGATGGCTGGTACTGGTTTGATAGCGATGCAGAGGCTAGAGCGTTCTTTGGGCTACCGCCAGAGGAGTAACTAGATGTTAGGTTTGTTCCCCTTAGCCGCTGCCCCACTAGCGGATGATGGGGTCCAGTCAAGCATCGTCGTAAACCTGAGCGCGTCCAACATCACGACAGGCGCGCCCGTTGTCGGCGGCGCATCCATAAGCCAAATCCACGTCATCGCGCCAACAGCGATTGTGACAGGGTCGCCGATTGTCGGCGCGTCGAGCCTTGTTCAAAGCAGCGCGCTCAGCGCTACGGGCATCACGACAGGCGCGCCCGTAATCGGATCCGTGATTGTTGTTCAGCAAGCCGTCTTGTCGCCTGCAAACATCACGACAGGCGCGCCCGTAATCGGATCCGTGATTGTTGTTCAGCAAGCCGTCTTGTCGCCTGCAAACATCACGACAGGCGCGCCCATCGTCGGATCAATGACGACTGCTCAAACCATTGCGCTCGCCGGGGTCTCCATCGTCACGGGCAACCCGATTATTGGCAGCTTGTTCCTAAATGCCAGCCGCAGCCGCGCTGTCCACGTCTCGCAGGCGTCCAATAGTGTTGCTGCCGTGACAGGCAGTCAAAACTATAGTATCATCGACGGCAACACACCAAACCGGGCTATCGTCGCAACATCCAACGAGGCCGCTTAATGACCTTCTACATCAAGCAAAACGACACCAGCCCCAAGATGCTGGCGACGCTACAGGACGCAAGCGGTGTTGCGGTCAACCTGACAGGTGCGGCCGTCCGCTTTCACCTGCGCACCCTCGATGGATCGAGTACCGTTGTCGATGCGGCCGCAACTATTGTCACAGCGGCATCGGGCATTGTCAGATACACATGGGGCGCGCCCGACACCGCAACAGCCGGCTCGTATCAGGCCGAGTTCGAAGTGACATATGCTGACGCGAGCGTCGAGACCTTCCCGAACGACGGCTATATCAGCGTCGAGATCCTAGATGACATTGCATAAATCGCACCCGGCTGAGCAACAAAAAGGACAAAGCATGATTGTGAACCAGCGCACGATTGAGCTGATCAAAGAGCTTGAAGGATGCGAGCTCACGGCTTACCGCGACGTCGCGGGAATCTGGACGATAGGATATGGCACAACGGCGGCGGCGGGTCTGGGGATCGAGCCGCGTGCCGGGATGACGATCACGCAGGCACAGGCGGACGAGCTCCTCGAGCGCGCCGTCGATGACTTCAGCGCGCAGGTCGCGAAACTGATCCACGTCCCGGTGACGCAAAACGGGTTCGGCGCGCTCGTCTCGCTCTCTTACAATATCGGGGTCGGCGCGTTCTCGAAGTCGACCGTCCTGCGCGAGCTCAACAGCGGAAACAAAGCAGCCGCCGGAAACGCGTTCCACATGTGGAACAAAGCGGGCGGGAACGTCGTCAACGGGCTCGTGCGGCGGCGCGAGCTTGAGCATAAGCTCTTTGGCACGCCAGATCCCGCGCCCGTAGCACGCGCGCAGGAGGCCGTCCCGTCACCGGCGCAGGGATCCATCCTCGCGCTGATCATCCGCGCCCTAGCGGCGCTCTTTGGGGGTAAAAAATGATTTACGGACCGCTCGCGCGCATCGTCATCCGCTACGGCGTCGGGATCGTCTTGGGGGCGAACGCCGCAAACATTGCCGTCGGAAACCCTGATCTCGTCACCGTCGTCGCCGGGGCACTCGGCGCGGCAAACGAGGCTGTTTATACAATCGCAAAACGTAAGGGGTGGACGCTCTGAGATCCCGTCGCGCGGGGGCTGGGCGAGATCGTCGGGCCGAAGACGCGCGAAGCAGATCGCCCGACGAAGAAGGCCCCCGGAGATCTTCCGGGGGCCAGACGCGCTGGGTTAAGGACTAGGCCGTAGCGCAGTCAGGTCCGGACCATTACAAAACCGTTCGAAGCTCTCTTGACGTTTTGTTGCGCGCGTCATCTCGATCTTATTTAGGGGCGGGCTGATCCGCAAGCAGGACCTCGGCCAAGGCGCGGATCTGATCCGCCTTATTCTCCGGCACGCGCACCTCGACCCGCACGAGGCCGCGATCCCCGAGTTGGGCGCGCTCGACGCGTTTTCGCTCCCGGTCTCGCGCGCGGCGCTCGTCTACTTTCTTGTCTGTCATGTCATACTCCTCAAATGTTCGATGTACTGCGCGCGGATCATGTCCGCGTGCTTGGGCAAGAGCGTGATCAGGTCATCGAATACCATGTCGGCCGACGCGCGGATCGTCTTGATGTCGACCTGATCGCGGCGCGCGTCTTCCAGATCACCCCTGAGCTCGATCTCGCGTTGTTCTGCCGCTTCGAGCATCGCCTCGATCTTGAAGCAAAACGCGGTCAGGTCCTCCGCTTCGAGGATCCCGCGATCTCTGACGTCTTGCAGGATGTTGCCGCGCTCGGAGATCGAGCCGTCCAGCGCGTAGATCTGATAAGAGAGGGGGAGTTTCATGGCGCGCCCCTCACAAGATCGACAGAGCAAAGAGCAGCATCAGCGCGATGTACGCGAGGCTGCACGCAATGATTGCAGTGAGCGCGAGCTTGATCAGGTCGTGCTCGCGGTGCAACTCGATGATACGGTTTAGCATGGCAGGTCTCCTTTATTGAGCGGGGGTGAAGGTCAAGGAATGAACGAGAGCGCGCAGGTCTTGCGAACTGCGGTCGTTGTTATCTCTGCGGGGCATGAGCACGGCGAGGCAGTCCTCGCGCGCGCCGAAGGTCACCAGCGCGGGGTGCTCCCCATCGGAACGCACCGAGGGAAAGGACCCCTTGCCGTCAAGCACGACTGCGATCTTGACCATGTCGGCCAGGTAGGCGGGCTCAAAGACGGCGTGCTTCGGATTGTCCGGAAGATCCTTTGGGATGATGCGCGGCCAGCTAGCGGGGAACACGCCGTCGATAGGGGTGAAAACAACGTCACCAGCGCGCCACAAGTTCCCCTCGCGGGACACGATAAGCACCTTGGGCTTGTACCCCTTGAGAGCGCGTGCCAGCGCGTCTCTGGGGATCAAGAACCGCTCGACGGCGGTCACGACATCGAGGCGCGCGCAGAACAGTCGGTGGCCATCGGTGCTGACGACGCGCAGGTCGCGCACGTTCGGCTCGATGCTTACGCCTTGCAGGTAATAGCGGGTCTCCTCGGTGCTGGTGCAGATCAGCGCGGCGCGCAGGATGTCGGCGTTTAGCTCAATGGAAAAGTCAGTCATGGCAGGTCCTTTCAACGGGGTTTCTTAGCGCACTCCGGCCCAATGCCGGAGAGGATGCTTTCGGGGGTCGTGAGCTTGCGGCCGCAGGCGCAGCAGCGACCTTCGTGGAAGATTTCGAGATGCTCGGGGATCCGCGCTTTTTCCGCGAGCTGCGAGACGGTCCAAGCGAGGGCCCTGAAGCTCGGCGCGTCCGGCTGACCTTTCGTGCCAGCGACGAGCACGTCGCGCAAGGAAGCGGGCACGAAGCCGATATAGGCGAAGTCGCGCTCGTTATCAGGTCCGGACAAGACCGACGCGAAGAACGGCTTACCAATCCCCGGCTGGCGGATCTTGTAAGTGTAGCGCGTGCCGGTCTTGGCGCTGCGGATCGTGAAGGTGGCGTTTCCGCCGAACATGAAGCGGAGCGCGTCGTTCGCGCTCGAGAGCTCGCCGGGGACGGGCTCGGGGATGTGTCCAGTTTCTGGGTGGGCAAGCATGGCAGGTCCTTTCGGTTTGGTCGTGTCGATAGATATAGGACCGATCCGAAGACAATGCAAGGACCGATCCACAAATAGTTTAGCCGAGGTCTGCCCAGTTCGGGCCGACCCCGCCTTCGATCAGGTTATCGGTCGGCGCGCCGGGGAAGAAGTCGACGTAGGCGGCGGTCATGTCCTCGGCCATCGCGCGCTTGACGGTCTCGGCTTGCGTCTCGAGCGCCTCGTCGATCAGCGCGTCGTGGATCGTGGCAAGCAGCAAAGTGCGCGACAAATCGAGCTCACCGGATCCGCGCAGGCGATCAAGCGTCGCCTTGTGCCGGGTGATCGCGCGCGCCATCACAGAGAGCGCGGCGCGCTGGACGGGGTAGTTCGCGCATTTGGGCAGATCCGCGTTCCGCTTGCCGAGATAGATCGTCCCGCCATCGCACATCGTGAGGTAGCCGGTCGTCTGCGCCTGCTCCTGCATCTCGAAGCGATAAGCGAAGGCGCGCTTGTAGCGCGTCGCCCAGAAGTCGATATAAGTCTGCGCCTTCTCGATTGGCGTGCGCATCGTGATCGAGAGCCCGGCGGCGGCGGATCCATAGATGATGCCGAAAGAGACCCCCTTCGCCGCGCTGCGCGCCGCTTTCCCCGCCGGGGTCTTCTTGTCGATCTTGTGCCCGGCGATCACCGCAGCGACCTCGGAGTGCACGTCTCCAAAGACGACGTCCTCAAGGAGCTGGTCGTCACCGGACAAGAGCGCGAGGACGCGCATCTCAATCGCTGAATAGTCGTAGGAGACGAGCAGAGACCCGGCGGGCGCGATGAAGCTCTTGCGGACGCGCGTCTGATCCTCGTCGTCGGCGAAGAGTTTCTTATCGCGCGGCACTTGTTGCAGGTTCGGGCTTGAGGACGAGAAGCGACAGGTGCGCGCCGCGCCGACGTTGAAGCGCGCGCGGACCCGTCCGTCCGGCGAGCGCGCCGCCACGTCGATCATCGTCTCGCCAAAACTCGAGATATACTTCTGGATCCGCCGATAGCGCGACAGCGCATCGAGCGCCGCCTCGACCGGCGTCCCTGGAAAGAGACCTGCCATCTTTGCCAGCGCCTCGCCCGAGATTTCGAGCTGGTTCGTCTTCTCGGTCTTGGGCCAGACCGACAGCACGCGGTCGGGGAAGATGCGCGCAAAAAAGTCGGAGAACTGCGGGTTCGAGTTTAGGTTCGTGACCTCGGTCTCGGGGATCAGCGCGCGGACCTGCAAGGCCAGTTCGTCGCGCAGCGCCTCCCAGCGGTGGACGAGTTCTTTGTGCGCGCGCCGATCCAGCAGCACTCCCGCCTCTTCCATCTCGATGACGCCGAGCGTCATGTCATCAAGGAGTTGAGCGGCGCGGTCGTGGGCAGCGGTCGTCTTCTCTTTCCAGTATTGCCATAGTTCGAACGTGACGTCGGCGTCGCGGATCGCGTAGTCGAGCTGCGACGCGGAGAGCTCCGGCGCGGCCCAGTTCGAGACCTGCTCGTCCTTGGCGAGCACCTGATCGAGATCCCATCGAACCATGTCGGCCAGCGAGAAGCGCCCTCCCCCCATCCGAGCGCGTCGCAGGTGGCCGACGTCGAGTATCTCGGGCGTCGCACCGGCGGCGAGGAACCATCGCATCTCGAAGCCGCTATTGAAGACGACCCAAGGGCCGGGGGCGACGAAGAGCGCCGCGCAGGCGGCGAAGCCGCCGGGGATCTGATCGAAGTCTATCACGCAGCGCACCTCAGCGTTGCGAAGCTGCGCGAGCCGCACGCGCCCGTCAACGGGCCGCAGGGACGTCGTCTCGAAGTCTAGGGCGGTTGCGGTCCAGCACTTTTCCAGAACGCGCCAGAGCGCGGCGTGGGTCGTTATGAGTTCATACTCCATGCGGCAGGTCCAATAGGAGGGAAGGGGAAAGGAAGGGGAGGGAAGGGGAAAGGAAGGGGAAAGGAAGGGGAAAGGAAGGGGGCGCGCAGAGCGCGCCCCCAAAGTTTAGCGGCGCGCCTTCGGCTTGGTGTACGCCGGGGCCGGAGGATCTTCACCATAGACCAGTTCGTCGACGGAGATCGAGCCTGCAAAGAACGCCTCGACGTCGGCGCGCGTCGACCATCCGGTGACCCCGAACTTCGGCTTGAAGTTCTGCGCGCCTTGAGCTGTGAAGCTCTCGGCACCGAAACCGAACACCGGCAGCGAGGGCGCGCCGGAGCTCATGCGACGCACGATCTCGTTCAGTAGGTCGGTGATCGCGTTTCGCCCCGAGACCGAGTTCGTGACAAACTTGACGTTCGTCGCCGCGCCGTCTGTTGAGATGCAGCCAAAGCCGAGCGCGCGATGCCAGCCTTCGCCCGTCTTGGTATTGTAGGGGGCATGATCTGGGAGATCGACCTCCTGCACGGCGGCGCGCTTGTTATAGATCGACCATTCGACGCGGTCGATTGGCTTGGACGCCTTCCAGCAGATCCAGCCTTCGATGACCGATTTCGGCTCGAGGATGAACAGGACGTCGTCGTTCAGGTCGGCGCGGTCGCGCCCCAGCGCGTAGGAGCCGGTCTTTCCAGAAAACGCGAGGTACTGAACGTTCGCGCTGGATCCGGTGCGCTGGTCGTCCGTCGTGTCGGCAAGCGCCGCGATCATCTGATCGTCGGAGATGTCGGGCAGGGCGTTCGCATCGAGATAGGCAGTCAAAGATGTCGTCGTCATGTTGTGCTCCATTTTATGCACGTTGCTACATTCTCGCGATCAAACCGCGAGCACTTTCACGGTCAACCGTTCCGACGGCAGACCGATCTTCTTGAAGGGCTCGAGATCGATCCCCGCCTTCTCCATTGCTTTTTGATCGAGACTAGAGCGACCGGCGACGGACGCAAGCTCGACTTCGACATCGCCGACGAGTGTCGACGCGGTGTTCCGCTTGCGCAGCTCCGCCTTAATTTCCTCGGCGAGCTTGTCCTTTTCGTCGGACAGCTCGTCTTGCGCCTCTTTGATCTCGACGTAGCGCGTCACAATCGCGTCGAGTTGAGAGCCACGGTTCGAGCGCGTGAACGCCTTGACCTCGGCCAGATCAATCCCGCACCGCTCGGCGTAGGGGCAGGTCTTGCACTCGCCAGTCGAGCGCCCCTCGCGGTCAAGGCGGTCGACGTTGCGCGTCCGCAGCACTTGGCCGGCGCGCAGCTCCATCGCCGTCAGGATCGCCGGATCCCGCTCGACCGCGTAGACGTCGAGCTGGTTAAAGTTCGACGCGTCCATGTAAACGATCAAGCCGCTCTCGATGTCGAGGCCGTGCACTTTGCGCAGGATCTCCATGCCAATCTGGATCTGCGCGACGTGCCCAGCGCGCGGCAAGTTCGAGCGGTTGGTGCGCGGGTCGATGGTCTTGATCTCGAGCGAGATGTGCGCGCCGGATGCGTTATAGAGGATGCCGTCGGGCGTCGCCGAGATCCGCAGGTCTTCGTCGGCGACGCTCGTCTGCTCGCCGCCTGCGAACATCAGCTCGAGGCCAGAGGCAAGCAGCATCTCGACGACGTACTTCTCGCCGTGGGTGCCGCGCCGGGCAAAGCCCCAATCCTGCGGCGCGGTGCTGGGTTCGTGCTTGGCAAACCATTGCTTGCGGATGCACGTCAGCGCCTCGGAGGCGTTGAGGTATTTCGAGCGGTCAACGCTCCACGTCTTGCGCGCGTCGATCACATCCGCGCCGCGCAGGATCGCGCTCTTGATGTCTTCGGGTGTCATAGTGGCAGGTCTCCTTTGTTGAGGTTCAGTTTGTACTGTTCGGCGGCAAGCCGCATACGCTCTTTGATGCGCGGACTTTCCGAGTTCAAAATGGTCCGCAGGTAGGATCGAGAAAACCCAAGCGCGCGACTTGCAGCTCCAATCGATGCGAAGGCAATTCCCTCAACGACGACCGCATGTTTGCGGGTCGTGCCGAGCCCGAGTTGCTCCATATCCCCCCGGTTAAGCGCGGAGTAGACCGCTGCGCTAGATATACCAAGCGCCTTGGACGTAGCGGCAACAGACGGGTAAATAACGCCGCGCACTTTAATAATCATTTTTTCCTCATGGGGCAGTCGCGACCTTGATTGCAGTCGTGGTTACAGGGGGGGCAGGTCATTGCAGATCCTCCGGACGACGCGGCGGGCGGATCCGCTGCGTATGCTCAACATAAAAAATATGGTTCCCCCACATCCCAACAATCCGGAGATCATCGGCCCAGTGCGGCCGCGCTTCGCGGGTCGCATAATGGGTGGCGCGCGTGCACAGATCGCATCCGTACAGCAAGGTCTCGTTCGCGATGATCTGCGCAAGTAGCCAAGCCTCCGGATCCGTCGGCTTGTCGCTCTTGCCGTCTTGCGTCCAGCTAAAAGCGCGATGCTCCCAGACGACGCCGCAGATGTCTGCAGGATACCCGGGCGTCATGGCGCGCTCGAGCGTCACCTCGGCGACGAGGCGCTGGCCGTCGACGTCTTGGTTCCGCGCCTCCCAATATACGTTAAGGGCGAGGCAGGTCGCCGCTGCAATCGTGATCATTCTTTCTTCTCCAGTTCAGCCAGCGCGTGAGCGGCAATCGCTGCGCAAGAAAGACTGGCTTGACGGCTGATCTTTTGCAGATACGCTTCCGCCTTGGCCAGCTTGTCCAGCGCATCTGCGGCCTGACCCTGCGTGGCAAGCAGTTGCAAGGTGAGCTCCTTGTTGCGGGCTTCCAGTTCTTCCGCATACGCCTCCGCTTCTTTGGCATCGTCGGTTGCAGCGGTCAGTCGTTCCTCCAACTGTTCGATGCGGTCGGCCATCTCGTCCGCGACTTGGAACGCGGTCTCAACAGCGGTGCGGGCAAGCTCTACTTGCGTGTCCCAGTCCTTCACATTCATGCTTCTTCTCCTGCGTTGAGCTTCTGATGATGCCGCGCTTTTTCGCGGCTGATCTTGTGGATCGCTTCGTCGATCTTGGTCTCGGTCTCGAGCGTGTCGACGTGGACGTGGCGCTCCTGACCCATGCGATAGAGGCGCGCATAGAACTGATCCATGATCGCGGGGGACCAATCCTCCTCGACGACGATGATGCAGTTCCCCCCGCGCTGGAGGTTTAGCGAGACCCCCATCGCGCCGATCTGGCCGACGAGGACATCG